ATGCTAGTGGACAAGTTTATGCTAACGGAGAAAAAAGTTTAGGTGCGGCAGTTGAAAAAAATCCATATGATCAAAATGATGCAGATACTAAACCATTAAACGAATGGTTTCAGGCAGTATTAAATGAACAAGGATTAAGTTTAGATTACGTAAGAGGACATAGTCAAAGTAGTGCTAGAAGAGAAAGTCCAAGTAAAGTGTTTGGTATAACAACACGTGGTGGGCATACGTTTACAATGGACGACGGTGATAGTTCTGGTGACAGTAAAAATATTAGATTAAGAACACACGGTGGTGCTCAAATACTACTTGAAGATACTAAAGGTTTTATTTTTGTTACTACACAAAACGGTGACGCTTGGTTTGAAATGGATCAACAAGGCAGAGTTGATGTGTACAGCAAAGGCGGAGTAAGTGTACATACTGAAGGTGACTATAATGTCCATGCTAAAGGCAGTATTAATATGCAGGCAGAAATGGGTGTTAATATAAAAAGCTCAGGCGGTGATGGATTAAAATTAGAAACAAGTGTTGGTAGTATTGATATTTATAGTGCAGTTGATTTAAATGTACAGAGTGATGTTAATTATAATTTAACTGTAGCAGGTAATCAAATTATTAAAGGTGCAAGAATAGATATGAATGGTCCAGAACCTACACCAGCTAAAAAAACAGCAATACAAAATCAAACACAAAATCAAAATGTTAAAGTTAGTACTGCAAGTAGAGTACCAGAAAAACATCCTTGGTTAGGTGTTGAAGGAACGCAAGAAACATTTACATCTGGAAAAGGAAATACTGCATAATGCCTACATTTAACTTTCCAAATATTATAAACGAAAAAAACTTAATAGACTTTAGTTTATTTTCTGTTATTAATAATACTACAGCTAACGATGAAATACTAGTAAAGAATTTAGAGGCTAGTGATAATGTTATAAACTATATCATTAGAACCATGGGTTGGAACGGATATAAAAAAACAATTGATGGAATTGAAAGAATAGGTTATAGCAATGTTACGCCTTCAGATTTAGACAGCAATGGATTAACTGAAGACACGTCATATACTATATGGATAGGATATTTTAAAGATAAAGAAAGAAGATTTAAAAAACTTTTGCCAATTGATACGTTGTCGCAAAGTCAATATGATGGACTATTAAGTTTATACTGGTTTACAAATACTATTGATTATATAGGAAATGCTCAAAGACAATTTCGTATATTAGATTTTATTAAAGAAAAGAAATGGGACCACCTGTGTACTGCAATGATACTAGGTGGAGCAAAAAGAACTCAAAGACAAGCTGAGTCAAAAATAATAATGTTAGCAGACTATGGACAATATAAAGATAGGTCGTTAATTAAAGAACAAGGCATTCAACAGCTACTAAAAGAATATAGTACATTTCAGTTAACTGATATACAAAAAGCTCAGGCTGAATACGTATATTATGCAGAAACTAGTAGATTTTTACCAAATCTTTCTGAAAGTAGAAAGAGATCATTAGTAAAACAATTAAGTTAATAGCTAATTACACAATCATAAACTACTAACAGAATAAATCGCATAAATAGTTGTATGAGCGAGATTATAGGATATACAACAGTTGAACAGGCTTATACTAGTAAGGGACTTTCTGGTCTTGAACTAGCTAAACGTGACTTGTTAAACCATTTTCATATACGCAAAGGTGAGAAGTGGACCAATCCAACATTTGGTTGCAACCTACCTTTGTATGTGTTTGAACCGTTAGACGACGATACTATTGAGTCTATAAGAGAAGAAGTTTTTGCTGTAGTAAGCTATGATCCTCGTTTTCAAATTAACGATACAAATGTTAGAGTTATACAAGAAGAACATTATGTTACGGTTAATGTAAATTTAACATACCTACCCACTACAACGGCAATAGATTTGCAAATTAAGTTTGATAGGGAAAAGAACGCAGAGATTTAATATGGCACAACAAACTAGACAAAATAAAATATTTGCGGCAGAAGACTATACTGTAGTTTACGAATCTTATGTTAATGCTAACTTTCAAGCATTTGATTATGATACAATAAGAACTGCAATGGTTGATTATGTCCGTAGTACATATCCAGAAAATTATAATGACTGGATTGAATCAGCAGAATTTATATCACTACTTGATGTAGTAGCTCAATTTGGACATAACCTAGCATACAGGGTAGACCTTAATGCAAGGAACAATTTTTTAACAACAGCAGAAAAGCAAGAATCAGTTTTCAAACTAGCTGAATTCTTAGGATACTCACCAAGACGTAATGTGCCTGCGTATGGTGAAATGAAAGTTGTTGGTGTTAAAACAAACGAAGCAGTTATTGGTAGTACTGGAGCAAGTTTAGGTGGAACAGAAATTAAATATGAAGTTACTAACGATGTTAATAATTTAGATGACTTTATTACTATAATAAATGCAGTACTACAAAATAGTAATCAATATGGTAGCCCAAATAAAAGTGTAGTACTTAATAACATTAGAACAGATTTTTACGATTTAAATAATACACCAAACCAAATTAAATTTGATGTTGACGGAACTGTATCAGGTGCTACTAAAACATTTAATATTATTAGTAGTGATTATGACGACACTAATTTAACATTTAAAGAAAAGTCTCCAGACCCAGTTTCTAACTTTGGAATGTATTTCAAAAATGATGGTAAAGGAATTAATAGTGCTAACAATGGTTTCTTCTTTGGTGTTAAACAAGGTGACTTGTCATATCAAGATTTTGTCATAGACAATCCTATTGATAGCAATGTACTTGACATTAATGTTGTTGATGTTAACAATACAGATTGCTTTGTACAAAATATAAGTTCAACAGGAAATCTTATAAAAGAATGGACAAAGGTTAAAGATGTTAATAGCAATATAGTTTATAATAATTTAGCATCAGGCGTTAGAGATATCTTTAGTGTTAAGACTAGAGAGAACAATGAAATATCAATTTTATTTCCTGATAGAACTTTTGGTAATATCCCAAAAGGCACAATTAGAGTTTGGTATAGAGCAAGTGAGAATATATCTTATATATTAAGACCAGACGATTTAACTAACAAAAAAATTAATGTAAACTACACAGGACGTGATGGAAACACTTACAACGCGGTGTTTACTTTACAATTAAAACAAGCAATAACAAATGCTACTTCAAGTGAATCGTTAGATAGTATAAGAGAAAACGCACCAAAGAATTATGCAAGTCAAGACAGAATGATTACTGCTCAAGACTACAATACTATTTTAGCTAACAACACAGGCGGAGTAGTAAAAGTAAAAAGCATAAACAGAACATTTAGTGGACACAGTAGATATTCAAAATTTATTGACCCTACTGGCGAATATAGTAATTTATACTTACAAGGAAATGATGCAAGATTATATCAAGAAGAAAAATTATCTACATCAACAACTAGTGGTACATATAACTCAAGTCAAACATTTGAAAAGTTTGTAAAAGATATTATTAACAATGATGAGTATATTAATTTGTATTACACAAAATATAGAAATGCATTTATTGGATTAAAAACACAACATAGTTATCTAACTGATAGCATGACATGGCAAAGCCCAAGTCAAACAGTAAGTGGTGTTAAAACTGGATATCTAACAGACGGTACTAATTCTATTGTTAGAGTAGGTAATACAGTATCTACATATATGCAATATATTACGCCTGGTGCTTTAATTAAGTTTACTACAACAAGTGGTAGTAAATGGGCAAAGGTAGTAGATGTATTTAATTACGGACTTGGTATTGAAGGTACAGGAACAAATGCTGGTGAACCAACTGGCGTACAAAACGACGGTACAGGATCAATTATTCTTGATGCTGAAATCCCATCAAACAGTACATTAGATATTGTATACCCTGCACTATCAAGAAACTTTAGCAATAGAGAAAGAGATATTATCATAACTTGCCTTGATGCTAAAAAATCATTTGATATAAAATATAATTATGTGAACAAGAGTTGGGAAGTTAATACTTCACCAAGTGCATTTAGTACTAGTACTGTTTTCCCTACAGACTTTAGTTTATCACCTGAAAGTTGGTCAATGTATTTTAATTATACTAATCAACAATATGATATTTACTTAAGAACTTTAAGATTTAATTTTAATAGTAATGCAGTTAAACTTGGTAACATCCAAAATGAAAATGAAATTAGTTCGTTTACTAAAAAATCAAAACGAGATAGTATACAAGCATTGGGTGTTTTAAATAATAACATTTCTAAACTAGGAAAGTTTTATGTATATGGTTATGATCAAATAGCAACAAACACTTATAGAACAGTTCTTATTGATGGTAATGCAGATAGTAGACCAGATGATCCAGATGTATTTTATAATACAGTAGGAATTGAAAACATATCTGTTGGTGATAGTTTTTACAGAGGTAAAGAAAATTTAAACTTTGAATGGGAGCATATTGCTTCTGACAATCAAGTTGTTGATCCAAGTTTTACAAATGTTATTGATGTATTTGCATTAACTACAGCATACGATACAGAATATAAAAATTGGTTAGCAGGTACAGTTACAAATATGCCGGCTCCAC